TCTTGCTTTGTTAAGAGCCTTAGTAAGATCTGTTAATGTTGTAAGTACATTTGAATTGAAATCAAAAGGAGATCCTGATTCAAGGATACCACCTGATCTTAATTCTTCACGAAGACCATTAGTAGTCTGCACAGCGTTTCCACCTGCATCTGCCATATCTCCTACAGTTGCACCTGCATAGTAATCTCCTGATCCTTTACCAAACATCAATGAGTTAGAGATATCTCCTCTAAATCTCTGTAATGCTTCGTAAGTACCTTTGTACATAAAGTAAGGCTTACCTTTATACTCAACAGTGATTTTTGACGCTTTAGCAACATCAGAAATTCTGTATTTGTTTTTAAAGATTTGCACTCTGTTTGACTGCTTAGTCAATCCGTACTTGATTGGGTCTGGTGAACCAGATCCTTCTCCTTGTGCATTAGAGAAAACAACAAATTTGTCTCCACTTGCATCATAATCAGTAGCAACACCCGATCCATCTACTGGAGTGAAAGTGATTCCTGCTGTAGCATCAATTTTCTGAATCAAGTATACGTTACCAGAAACTCCCATCATCAAGTCACCAACTCTTGCATTACCTGCTGCTGATACTGTGATATCTGTTTGTTTTCCAGTTCCAGAACCTGCTTCTGAAATGGTGATAGTGTTGTTTTTGTATAACGCTTCATTTACGAATGAATGATATACTGGTTGGCTAGTAGGCTTTACTTTACCTAATGCCTGCATAACGTCAAGAAATCCTTCCTCTTCGTTTTGTACGTCTAAGACGCTTGATAAGATCTCTCTTCCTTGAACAAATGAATGTTGTAAGAATGATAGAGAACTAATGTAATTAGAATTGTCCATATTTAATTTTTAAAATTTTTTTATTAACGAATTATTTTAACATCTGAGTCACCTCTACTCAAAGCACCAAACAGACCATCAAATGGGCTTTCGGTTTTTTTATAATCTCTTGAACTTTTTGTAGGAGCAGTAGGATTCTTTAAATCCGAAACTACTTTTTCTTGTCCTAGTTCTTGTCCATGAGAAATAAGGGACGAATCATAAACTTCAGGGTCGGAAGCGTAAGCCAATACACGATACCACTTGTCAAAATCAACATCACCTTTGTCATCTTTGAATAAATCAAAAAACTTATTGTTATCGATAGTCATTTCTTGTAGCGATTCCGGGTTTTCGACTTCATAAGAGAATTTCTCATCACCATAAGAAACTAAAATACGCTTGTTATCCATCACGTCTTTAGTTTTTTCATGAGATGAAACAGTTTCTGTCCATTTAGCACGTTGTTCTTCTTGGTTTACAGTTTCAGTTTCTTCAGTTTGTTCTTTGACAGGTTGAGTGAAGTTTTTCTGTTCGTCAACATACTTGTCTCTTAGTTTAGTTGCATCTGCTGCCAGAAGTTCCTTACCAAGTTCCACTTCGTCCTCGTCAAATTTGTCTTCGTCTAAAGAGTACTTGTCAACTATTTCCCTAGTATACAATCTTTCGATTGCTCCTTTTGAAAGGGTAGGATTAGCCTGTTCTAGGTCACGTCTCATGACCTTTTCGTCAGACATTTCTGAATAGTTAACTGAAGTCGCCTCTAAATACGGAGTCAAGTTTCCAGTTTCATTGTAATATTCGACTGCATTTTTAATGAAGTCATCTTTAAATTCAGCACTTGATGAATCTCTCATCCTTTTGTACTCGTCAAAAAAGTCTTCTAAGTTTTCCGCTTTACCGTTGCTTAAATCCTTAGATATAGCGTCAAGTTGACTAAACAACTCATCCGGCTTACCAATTTCTTTTTCTGCTTCTTCAGCAGGCTCTTCAACTTCTGTCTCTGCAACAGGAGTTTCTTCTACCTCTGTTTGCTCTTCGGAGGTATTCTCTACCTCTGTTTCTTCCTTTACCTCTTCGGTTTCAGGAGTTTCCTCTGGACTCTCTGCTTGTGGAATGTCCACAGGTTGAGCCTCTCCATTTTCGTCTACAACTTTGAATGCAGACAAGTCGAATTCTTCTTCCATAATTATAATTTGTTTGTTGTTTGTTAATTGTTATTGCTCAACTCCAGGCTGATCTATCATTTTCATACCCATTTCTTTAGTAGGTAGATTATCCATTGCATTTCTTTCTAAATTAGATGCTTGTCTAATACCTTCTATCTCTAGTTCAAATTCATACTTTTCTTTTTGCAACTTAGATGCTAACTCAGACTTCATTTGCTCCATCTTCATTTTCATTTCCATCTCCATTTGCAAAGTCTGTTGTTTAGACTGTTCTGCTGCTTGTGCAGATTGCTGTTGAATCTGACCATTCATTTGCTGTTGCTTTTCAGCATTAGCCTGAGCCTCTTCTCTTTTCTTTTTCATTCTATAAGCAAGAACTTGCTGTGCCTGCTTTAGATTTGTTATTTGCTCTATGTAAACAGCATCTTCAAAATCTACTTGCCCTTGAGCAACACTCCCTTGTAGAATTTGCATTAGCCTTTGCTTTTGCTCATCACTTGGTCTATCTTCTATTTTAACTCCAAACTCGTGCTTTCCAACAGATGGGGACATTTTAAAGAACTCCATAGATTTTTTACCTAGAGATCTTACATATCCTTCAATTGGATTTTTCTTTACACTATCTTGTAATCTTATAATAACAGAAGACGCTAGTTGTTCTAATAAGTATCTTTCTCCTTGCTCTATATGTGCTAGTGCATTGTTAGTTGCTTGAGCAGCCATTTTTGCAGTAGTAGTTAATGCTCTTGCATCTGGAGTAGAACCATCAGTGAATTCATTAAGACCAGTAATCTGTCTAATCATTTCAATGTTGTTCTGAATTACTTGGTAATACGTCATAGCGTCTCTACCTAATCCATTCTCCAACTCTTCTATTGGCTTATAGTTTGTTGCCTTACCACCAATATCATTTTTTCTATAAACTAATGTACCTGTCTTGTTAAACAAGTCGATCACATCCATTGGTTTCATTTGCTGACCTCCTGCACCTAAAGGAATATCCTCTAATGCACCGAGTTCTATCATGATACCCTTGGGTCTAGCCTGATTAATTGTGTTTTGAAGTCTATACCATGATATCTGTATCTGATCTGCAATAGGTATTAGTTGTTCCATTATTCCTAATGGCTTCATATTATGAAAATCTGGGGCGAATAAATGGTAAGAAAGATCTGTGTCCATTAACTTAGACTTTACTCTTTTCATATCATTACATAAGCCATAATCAAAACAATATTCTGAGTCAACAATCCATGATATTTTGTATACCGTTTTGTATGAAGACCTTATATATTTATTTTTTCTTTTGTTTTGGCTACTATATCCTGCTCTACCAAATCTCTTATTTCCTCTTCTATCTGTTCTAGACTCATGTACCATTTGATCAACAGAAAAGAACTCTATTTCCAACACAAGCAATTTACTATCATCGTAATCCTTGGAATACGCTCTAGTAGGAGTATTCATACTTGTAGGACCTTTTCTTCCTGAAAACCTTTCAGCAATGTCTTGGTATTCTTTTTCATTAAATTGATCACCTGCCCTTTGCTTTAAATCAGCAATAGACATTTCTGTAACCTCTCCTATATGTATCTTATCAGAAAAATCTCTCTTATTACAATGAGATACCAATAACTTAGCAGGGTTTATTACCCTAACTTTAACAGAACCATTGCTGTCTATATATTCTTTATATCCCGCAACACCGAAGTCAAATAAATATTCCATTATTTGCTTACGCTTTTCATCCATTCCATTTGTATGAAATACAAGGTCAATACCTTGCTCCATTTCAATAGATGCATTATGCTTAAAAGTATAATTCATGTGCATCTCTAGTTCCTCATCATCTACTGGATCTTTTGGTGCTTTTTTTAATGCACTAAATTCTTCCATTCCCGGAACGGTCTTAGAAAGAGACTTTCTTAAATCCATTTTTGCTTTAGTACGCTTATAGTAATTTTCTATATCTGCTTGTGCTATTGCGTCAATTGGAGTAGCGGTAATATTGTATTCTGTCTTGTTTAATTTACCAAGTGCAATTCGTCTGAATTTTGGAACAATAGGTAGCACAGACCAATCAATAGCAATCCAACTTTCATTGTCTGCTTCATCAACATTCATAAGTTGCTTATACTTATTTACTGACTGATTTCCTTGTGCATAATCTTTGATCTTAGTATAAGACCCTCGATTATTATTAAATGATTGCGTGCCATGATTTGTATAATCAGACCATGATGCTTTTGCATATGACAAACACCAATCCTTACCCTTTTGACTAGGGTCTACATTATGGTTTGGATAGTTTGCTTTACTCTCGTTTTTTATCATCCTACCTTGAACTTTTTAAACATTGATTTTGCTTCTACTAGATTTCCTTTTGTATAAAAATTCCTTAATAGAATATTTTTATCTGCTATAAGAGTGTACCCTGCTGCCATTGCCGCATCAAATTTTGTTGTTTTACTTATATCAAACTCTAACCAGTCTTTTAACAATTCTGGATAGCAAACTCTTTCTATATTACTTTCTATATATTCTTCAGTTACTTCTGCAATTTGTTGATGAGTTCTCACTGATCCACTCATTCCAGGTTTAGCACTACCCGGTAAATACATTAAAAAAGCAGAGTATCCTCTGTCTTCAAAGTAGTTTTTAATACCGATCTTATTATCTTCAAAAAGAAGTTGACAAGAATAATAGTGACAGCACTTCAAAACATCTTCGTAAAATTGTCTTGCGGTGCTTGGTCGGTAAATGTATTCAACTATAAATGAACTGTCGTAAAAATTTGATACTGGGTTGTGCTTCTTATATACGTAAAAGGCTCCATTAGATCTTCTTTGATCTACAGTGCTATCATGATCATATGGATCACATCCAATAACGAACTCATTCTTCCTGGTAGGTAGATAATTCTTACCTCTTTTAATAACTATATTAGCGTCTTTTTCATCATCAAAAAGATAGGTTACATTGAACCTACCATTAGACATGGGTTTAAATTCTACCGAACCTGTTTCTCTATCCCCAACCCATTCAAAATTACCTTTAGTATAAAGATTATCATTCCAAGATATACGATCAATCTGATCATTTAACTTCATTGCATTAAACAAAGATTTCTCCCCATCTATCCTAAAAGCCTCTTCAATAGTGAACGGATTCCTTCTAATAATGCTTGACAAAGCACGATCATCATTGATAAGATTTGCACGTTCAGCCAAATAATAGTCCTTAGCACGTTTTTCATCTGCATGACCATATTTGTCGAAGTATAAGGTTTTATATGAGGGAGTAAAGAATCGAAATAATCCACTGGGAGTTCTACCATGTATATTTCTACTTCCCTGGTCGCTGTTGTCCCAAAGTCTTTTAAACGACTCACCACCTGACTCCATTTCCTCAACAGTGGTTGTGTAAAGCAATTTTCCAATGTACTCACCATCCAATTCCGAACAGAAACGTACAACATTATGCCTTTCCCAGACATCCACTTCCATAGTTTTCCCAACCTCGTCACCAAGGTACCTGTGTAATTTTGTTCCATCATATCCATATTTTTCTGAACTCTTCCAATCTATTTGGCTTTCAAGTTCTGGTTTACCTAAATCTTCTAGTGATTTTTTTCCTCTTAATGTTGTTCTATAAAATCTTAACTCTGATGTTGGAGTAACTCCCTTAGATTGATCATATACTGGTCTAAAAAAGTCTGGTAGTTTTTTGAAGGGTCCTACAATCGACTTTGCAAATACATTGTTTTTAGCATCGTTTGCTGTTTTAGATTGTATTCCACCGTTCTTGTTTTTAGACCTAGATATTAAATCAAACATAAACACACCGGCTCGAACAGTCTTACCTTGCCTACGCTTAGTTATCTCTATCATTCCTAAAGAGTTAGGATCGTTAATAGATGCTTGTAAAAAATAAAAGTAATCTTGATCTACTTTTCTGAAACTAGGGTATCCGATATCTATCTTCCACCAGTTTAAAAATAAATAATGCATTCCAGTTAAGTATTCGGCTTTACCATTATTCATAAACCAAACCCCATTCAATCTTCTATCCCATTCTTGAGATCTAAAATTCTCTAACTCAACATCAAAAAAATCTTTATCCTCTGCTTGACGTAATAATTCTGCATTTCGTTTATATGTATAATTCTCAGGCAACTCCGTTCTTATCCAAACCTGATCAGCCTTTACCGAAGAACTAGTTATTATAGGTCTCTTCTCTTCTTCTTTAGAAATTACATTAAATACCTTTCCCTTTGGCGGCAATGTAAACTCTACTCCTTGAATGTTTACTATCATAAATTAGCAATGAATTCTGGTGTTAACCTTTTATCCGCTTTTATTGTCTTCAATAACTCCTGGTCTTCTCCATACAGTTTTTGATAATACGCATCTAGCCTATCATTGATGGTGTTTAAATCATCCATGATTTTAGATTTTATTTGTAACGCTTGTAATATGTCTTTATCTCTGTCACCCTCTACAGGGCTTAATAGTTTTTTCTGATATTCAAAAAAAGTTTGCTCATTTGATACTATCATAGACCAAATTCTATTGTTTTGTTTTCTTAAAAACTCATCAACCATATCCTTTAATTGATCAGAAAGAAAGAAGAACATATTATGCAGTTTCTCATTGTCTTTAACTAAGTCAAATCCGGCTAGAATTGCGGACTGTTCTTTTCTTATTTTAAGATCAGGAAATTGTTCTTTCATTGGAGTGTTTTGATCATATACATATAGGACATACGCAATCATCTGATCATCAGCAGATTGGAAACTGCTAAACATTTTCATCTTAGGATACTTTTTTTTTAACGATCCTTTAACCTTGAATGGGTTAAATATCATCTTCCTAAAGTCCTCAGTGTTGAAGATTTCTGTTAAAGACATATTGTTGGTTTTGGTAAAAATATAGGAATTGAGTGAGGTGATTGTAAAATTTTACAACTCGGTTTTACTACCCTATTTTGGGTACAAAATTTTTAGTCTTTAACTATAAGCAACTATTATATTTACGGTTCGTTGATTTAGATATTGTTGTCTAATAAACAGGTAATTAAATTAAGTATAAAAAAAATATAGATGGCTCACGAAATAAGTCAACAGACAAAGTTTGTTTTAGATCTGAAAACATTAGGGATGGTTATAGGCTTTGCAGTTAGTTTGGCAACAATGTACTTTACTCTTCAATCAGACATCCAGAAGGCTATGAATTCACCGGTACCTGAAGTATCAAAAATAGAGTTTTCATACAAAGATGAATTAATTAGATCTACAGTCGAAGGAGTTCAGTCGGATGTAAATAATATTAAAGAGGATATTAACGAGATCAAAAATCATTTAGAAAAGATGGATGCTCGTCTCTATGAGTTAACGACCCGAAAATGAGAAACATAACACTTCTATTGTTACTCTTTATTGGATTCAAGGCTTATAGTCAAGAGTATAAAGACGATATAAGTATTTGTCAGTTCTCCGCAAGTTTCACGTCTGATGCGGAAATAGACTTAAAATTTTTTAAAGACCATTTTCTCTATAATTTCAAAATAGAAAAAGACAAAAAAATATTTGATGCAGAAAAAGTCAAATACCTACCTACAGTTATTGTTTTCTCAAATGGAAAAGAAATTCTAAGATTAGAAAGCGGTATTAGTTTAAAACTTCCAGAAGACTCAAAAGAGCAAATAGAACAAAAAATAAATTCACTTATAGAGAGCAAATTTTAAATTATGAGAAAAATATTATTATTATTAATAGTACTATTCAGTACTTCCCTTAACGCTCAAATTGTTAAGAAGATACTTAAGTATAGTACTGTATTTGGTAGTTATACCGAAAGCAGTCCACTAACACAAACATCACAATACTTTGTAACGCAAGCGGGTGACCTTGTTGATGTTACACCAGAGCAATCAAATGACTATATGGTAACATTTGGTATTAGAAAGATTGCTAGAATGGATTATGAAAATAAAGCAGAAAAGTTTTATGATGGTACTGAGTCTTTATCTTCGTTAAATAGTAATATAGGTGCTATAAAAGGATTAGAATATTTATTCCAGTACTCGAAAGGATCTCAGCAAAATAGAGAATTCCAAAGTCAAAGATACTTTATTAGATACATTGCTAACTATTGGGTTGCTAAAGTAGAACTGCAACAAAATGGGTTAATTAACTTAGACTACAAAACTGCTGATCTTAGATTAAGATTACCAATTGGTAAAAAGTTTAGTGTGTCAGCAGGTGCTGCGGTAAGAACACATCAACCTTATGGCTATTCCCCAATTGCTACATACTTAGAAGATTTACCTTGGTGGGATCTAGCGTATGAATATGGCTTTCAAGATAATTATTATGGTATTGACTCTGATAACGATGGTGAATTAGATAGTCAAGATTGGTGGTGGTCAAATGAGGATGGAGAAAGAGTTGCAGATACAGATCTAGATTTTAGAAGAAATGATTATGAAGATATTGTAAATGACTATAACGAGACAAAATTAAATGATATAGGTACGTTAGGAACTCTTTCCGCAGTGATCGGTGCTGATTACTATCATTTCAGAGATAAGTGGTGGATTCACTCTTGGGCCAATGTATTTCCAAAGCACAAACACATACTTGGAGATGAGGCATACAGTTATGAAACATTTGTTGGAAAAGATAACTGGACTGATTACAATTACGGAGTTATTTTTGGATGGAACATTAACAAGAACATAGGAATATTTACGGAATACGAAAGAACAAGTTTTTGGGATAAGAACCTTGTATTTATGAAAGCCGGTTTAAACTTTAGATTATAATATTATGGATGAAGAAAAATTAAAAAAATTACAAGCAAAACTTCTATACTACAAAGAATCAGGTCAACATTACAAAGCGTTTAACTTAAACGCAAAAATTACTAAGGCTATTGCAAAGAATAAGTATAATGAGACTATAGGAAAAAAACCTAGTAAGTTTAAATCTATTATTAAGAAAAGTGTAGAGGCTGTTAAAGAAGTTGCTAATGATGTTATAGATGGTGCTCCAAGTATTATTGAAAAAGCAAAAGTATTAGTTGAGAATGGTGCTACTAAAGTTGAGGACAAAATAAGAGAAATAAAACTTAATAAAGAAAAGGTTAACGATCCTCCTGTGGAACCTCCTGTGGAAAACCCTGTGGAACCTCCTGTGGAAACTCCTGTGAAAGAGATTTCACAGAAAAGAGTAGTTACAGGTGGAATTGGACAAGCGTATGATGATGAAGGTGGAGTTGGTAATATCAGAGTAAATGGTAAAGTTATCAATAAAGGTGATGAAGGTTATGAAGCAGCAAAAAAAGAACTGTTAGCATTCAACAAAAATCAAAAGTTGAGGGAAATTAAGTTAAAGAAGTTAGCGGAGAAAAATAAATAATGGCAGCCAAAAGAGACTATAAAGAAGAGTATAGAAGATATCAGTCATCCCCTGCAATGATAAGATACAGGGTGTTACTAAAAAAGTACAATAGAGATCAAGGTACTTATGGTAATGGTGATGGTTTAGATGCTTCTCATAAAGGTGGTAAAATAGTTGGCTTTGAAGCATCATCGATAAACAAAGGAAGAAAAGAAAAAAGTAGACTTAAAGGATATAATAACACTAAAAACGCTTAATCATGGTATACACTAAAATCAAAAAAACTAAACCAAAAACAAAACCAAAACCTAAAACATATTAATTATGTCAGGAAAAATTAAAAAAGTTGACATGAGTGGGTTGTCTAAAAATCAAAAGACTACTATGGAGAAACATTCTTCACATCACTCTTTAGATCACATGAAGTCTATGATAGGTGCCATGCGTAAAGGGAAATCTTTTACAGCGGCTCATAAAATAGCAATGAAAGAAATAGGTAAATAAACAATTAAAATATAAATTATGGCATTACCAATATTAGCAATTGCAAAAGTTGCAAAAGCAGCAAAAGCATCAGCGGCAGCAATTAAAGCAGCGAAAGCAGCAAAAGCATTAGCAAGAGCGAAAAAACTAGCAAGTACATTTGGAAATAAAAGCGGGCAACCAACTGCATTAGTTCCTCAATCTACAGTTAATTATAACGCAATGGGCGATGCACTTAAAAACGCATAACTATGGATGTTTTAGATTTAGATAAACAAGTTGACCAATTAGAGGTTTTAAAATCTATGACTTCTGATTTCGGGGAGCAAATGGAAATTGCTGATAAGATTCATAACCTTAAGATGAAAATTAATGGAGTTAAGCCAACAGATTCTTATGTAGACTGTATTGGCTGTGGCTCATAAATTATAAATAATGGCAGACTTAATAAAACGTGCGGATGGTAGTTCCTCTCCAAGAGGTCTTTACGATAATATTCGTAAGAATAAAGGATCAGGTAGAAAGCCAGGAAAAGACATGATTAGACAAATCAATAAAATTAAAAACCAGTAATATGTCAGAACATATAATATCTATATCCGATCAACAAACAGAAGATGTTTTATTAATAAGAAAATTAGAAATACTATTAGATGTTTTGGCTGCTTTAGAAACTTCAAACGCACCAGAACTTTATGGTGTTAAACTTACTGTGATCGACAAGATCGAACGTGCCGTAAGTAACTTATAATTTATCTAACATTTGT